TTTTATTATTAGATGTAATAATGAGTATAGAAGAATTCTTAATAGACCGTCTAATACCCTTAAAATTCTTAAAGCCTCTTGGAGTCAACACTTTGTATCTTTGATTCATTTTATTTCCATTATTTTGTGTTTTACTGCACTTTTTTGTTGACATTGCCTATGAATGATAGTATAATAAGACTATGGTATTCAAGGTAATACAGATATTATTTAAGAGTAATAGTGATTAGAAAGAGGTTACAAATCAAGCTTTGCTTGATTTGACCAGCTTGCTGGTTAGAGAGAATTTTCTATTAGATTGTAAGCATCTTCAATTGGTAAAGATATAGTTTCTTTTGTTATTGTATCATACAGAGAAATAGTAGTTGATCCATGTACACATTCATATTCTTGGTTAAACTTATCCATATCAAAGTTTAGAGCTGCGAGTGTTTCTTTTTTCCACTCATCTCCACGTCCTGGTACCATACTCCAAGTAACAGTGACTGGGATATAGCCATTCACCCCTTGCTTAGCGCCTTCATACAATTTGAAAAAATGATTTAGACCATTTGGCGTTGATGTCATGAGAAGTTTTGTTTCTTCACCTGACGATATTGTTGGGTAAACCGAAGTAAAGAAGTCCTCATATCCTTCAATAAATGCTGCTTCGTCAACATACAAAAACGCTATAGTTTCGCCTCGAATAGAACTGGATGTTGTAGTTCCAGCAAAAACTTTACACCCATTTTCAAGTTCAATCGAATTTTTATTCCATTCTACAATGCCATGTTGCATCCATTTTGGAAGGTTTTCATACGCAAGCTTTATACGCTCTAGAACAGTTTTTGAACTAGCGCCCTTATTAGAAAGTATTGCGACATTCTTAAATTCATTAAAAATGATATAATGAAGAATAGCCGCAGCAGCTACAGTGGTTTTTCCAGCTTGTCTTGCAGATAAAACTATAACGCGTCTATTATTGGAGATTTTAGTAATAATATCTTTTTGATAATCGTACATATGAAGTGGAATAAGTCCACGATCTACGTGAACAATTTTGATATACTTTTCACCAAAATATATCGGATCCATCATGCATTTAGTCATCTCAGTTAATTGATCAGAAGTCCAGGCGTGTTGTTGATCAATTCGTTTAAGAAGATTATTGCCAAGATAGCCCTTTTCTTTAGGTATCTGATTTTCCATTATTTCTCATGTCAATTAGAGCTTTTAATAAATTGTGTGTTGTTCCAACAAATAAATTGTTCGTTACAGTTTTTGGCTGGGTTTGATCTTTGCTTTCAGCCTTATTTTTTGAAAGATTCACCAATTCTTTATTAGCTGTAACTAGGGTTTTCATAGTTGTAGCAAGAACTTCATATGCTTTAGGATTTTGAGATTGAGTCGCTACATCAAGAATGTCTTCTAATGCACCATTTCCCTTTTCTATGATACTATATATATTGTCTCTTGCATAAGTATAGTCTTTATCAGCGTCGGTATCTTTAAAGTTAGGCTCTGAAGATGGTAAGTTTTTCTCGAGTGCTTTTGATATAGTTAAAGAATTCGGCGTTTTAGAAGAAATTACTTCAGCATCCACTAATGGCGGTAGCCCGAGGTATTGTCCCAATTTACCCATAATAATCTTCAATCTGCACTATGTATGCCCAGTTATCATCTATGTTAATATCAGTATACGGAATAGTTTGATTAACATCCGTAGTTGGCTCTCCATTAGCTGTTAAACCTGGTTGAACAGTAATATGAATTGCCGGATTTATTGCAACATCAGATGTATATATGTTTGTGTTAGCGAATTTGATAATCTTTCTTTCAGCAGTCGGCCCATAAAAATATCCCTTAAGGGTAAACTGTAAAGTCCAGATGAGTGCTCGACGTTCTTCAAATGAGCCTTCATATGTATCTTCAGCAGTCACAGAATTAAGAATAATCGGAATATCTGTTATTAAGTCCATATTGTCTATTAGTTTTGCTGATATAGTAAATTCTGGTTTGAAGAATGGAAGTATTTGCTCTAATATCTTTGTTCCATCTTCTGAATATTTTGTCATGATGTTCAATTGAAATTCTAGATTATATGGAGCTGGAGTAAATTGGGTAATAACCCGATCAGTTGATGTTGTTTGGCTAATATTCCGCGTCATGTTAGTAAGTTTACGTTCGCCATCATATGACATTGATGTTAGTTCAAATGACATACGAGGCAAAGTAATTGCTGGAGCTTTAAGATCTTGGTCTTGTGTTACTCGTGCTAAAAACTTTTGCATTGGTCCATAATTTAGCGGGACTTTCATCCGCTGTTGTTCTACGCCAGAATTATCTGATCGACCTATTGATACATCATTAAACAGTGTGCCAAACACTGCTATATATTTTCTAGTAGTTTGGTTATAAAAGAAATTACCGAACATTAAAAGTTATTATCTCCAAACGGATTAGATGCGCTAAAATCTATAATATCATTAGCAGTAGTTTGAATTGAAAGATTATCTGCTAATAGATCAATAGACTCAATTCCTTCTATAGTATTATTACTAGTTGTTTTATATGAATCCAACCAAGAATCTATAACAGCTACACCAGTATTAAACACTTCATTAGAGTATTCAAATAATTCAACCCTAATGTCATAAGTCTGTAATTTACCAAATTGATAGAAAATAGCTTCTTGCTCAAGGTGCTTTATTTCAAAAATTTTGTTATTGAGCGGAAAGAATATCAAATCACCTTCTAAGGGTCTAACTTGGGCTGAATATGTCCCAACCTCTTCGTCAAACGTTTTTATCGCTATTGTTAAAGTCATAGAATCACGAATTTGTAAACCAAATTTACTAAGAAAATCACCATCACCTTCAAATCCTTCAACATTTTTGATATATGTTGTAAGTGTATATGCGTGGTCAAATATTGGTAAGTCATCCTCATTAAGAACATCATCAAGTGCACCTAATACTCTTGGCATATAATATATATTAATGCCGTGAATACCAATGCTTTCAATAATCAGTGATTCAATTAGATTTTGTTCACTTGGATTAGAAAAATTATTGAAATAAGAATTGACTGCCATTAATTAGGTTTTCCTTTGATCCTCGGTAATTGTAATTGACTCATCCCACAAGATCATGAATAGGTAAACTGTATGAGGAAAGCATTTCATCTTCTAAACGACGAATTTCTGTAATAGCATCATCTAGAATTTTTTCGCCATTAAACTGGATACCGCCTGGAAGTTGCATATTACTGAACTTTGTCAAATTTCTGCCCCAAGATTCTTGAATTTTAGCAGTTGCATATGATTGAAGCCAACGATCTTTCCAAACATCAGTAAAGACATCTGGATCTACTATTTGATAGCACTCATAAACTATAAAATCTCCGACCGCAACGTTATTCCAATCCATATCAATATAGAGTTTATTCATATGTCGATTATATCGTATTGGTTGTTGGCCAATCAACAGTTCTTGCATAAACCCAAGATTCTGGAATGACATATAATAGTTGATCATATTATAATTAGTGAATTCGTTAATGTTATTTAGGACAAATTGATAACGAGCGCTAAACATACCAGAACCCATTACCCCTCCGCTAATTGGAAATAAGTTAACAACTCCAATCACGTTTTCTAGAACAGGAATCCACTTTTGATCAATAATTTCTTGGGTTAACTGAACCTTTGTATACATTTTTTCTGTACCGTCAAAGTGATAGTCCCAATAATAAGAAAGAGCTTCATCTACACGGTCATCAATTTGTGTAGCATCGACATTAATTTCTATAACTGGTTTACCTAATTTACGCAAACACCATTCTTTAAAAGAATCTCTGTCAGTTGGCTGAGCCACTTTATCTTCCTCGCTTACTTGAAAATTCCCATTAGAAGTTTTACTGCTACTAATGGGAATAATGCTGGGAATCGTTTGTTAAGAATACGTTCACCCCATTTAGGATTAGTATTATCGATCCACCCTAAACCATATTTCCACACCATCATATGAGGTGTGCCATTCTTTGTACGAGTAAACCAAAAGCATGCTTGAAATGTTATTACCCACCACCAAAATTTAATCCAGCTTTTATTCGCTGCTAAGTATAGAGCGGTTACTGAGTAGTCATCGCAATCGCCAATTAGTGGACCGGCAGTATTTGATAAACATCTCCAACTATCCCAGATTTTAGAGTCTTGCGTCCAAACAAACCGTGAGTTAAGATCATCTAGTAGTGAATTTGATAAAGTCATGGTTTATCCTTCTATATCTGATTTTAATGGAGCTTGAACTGATACAAAGTTTGTACCGCCTGAAACAATACAAGTATTCATATCAGGCTTAGTTAAAAGCGCCGTCCATGTTCCCGTTTCTGGATTAACATAAATTTCAATCAGATTTTGATTATTATCTAAACCCATTCCAAATAAGGCTTCATTATATTTATTAGTTAAATTTTGCACAATTAAATTGTGATTTGCACAATTAACTTCTGCAAATGCTGGTGATACAAATAATAATGCAAGTAGCGTATATTTAATCATTGAATTTATCCTTGTTCTATCTAAGTTCGACCCACTTTAATATGTACGCTGAAGGATCGGATTTGTTAACCCGATAATATGTCAAATGCGGAATAATAATAGAGGTATTAAACCGATCAATACCCATCGATATCCATGGGCCCCCATTTGTAGAAACTTTAGGGTCTACGTTATTAACTACTCTTATACTTACTTCTATTGGTTTACCAGTAGTATTTTGATAAGTAGTATCAAGTGCCCTACTTGTAGTCACATCTTGCCAAGTTTGATTTACACCTAAGGATGCGATTTCAATGTTAGCAGAACCGTCAAATGATACTCCGTTAATAGTTCTCGCAGTCTGTAGAGTAGTCGCTGTAGTAGCATTACCAGCTAGTGCAGCCGTAATAGTTCCAGCAGCAAAGT